ATTTGACAAATATTTTTCTGTACTGAAACACTCTGTTGGGCATTTAAATAAAGGTCGGCTTCTTTAATAATTCCAGCTTGCTTAAATCTAATAGCATCAAGATTTAATTGAGCCGATACTTTTGTTGGAACAAAAATTTTAGCATAATCTTTATCCCCGCATACAACTCTTTTAGCCTCGTACTGTTCACCAAAAATCGTTATTAACCTAGTACTATCTGAATCAGTTACTTCTTCATCCGGATATTTTGATTTGTATATCTTATACGTAGCATAAGACAACATCAAGAAAACTACGCTGGATACTCCAATTAAGTGTTCACTAGTTTTACTTTTGACATAATTTTCAAACTTAATATAATCAAAATTGGTATGTGTTATATACCGCGATTGTCCAGCGGGATAAAAATAAACTCCATTATAAGCTTCTCCGTCCCATGCACAATTCCTAATTCTTTCACGAGCTTCTCTTTGAATTTTATAATCTTTTGGTTCATCATCCTTAATAAAGTCGTCTGGTTTAAAATAATCCACTTTTGGTTTAATAAATCCTCTCACTCCAAACATTTTAATCGATTCATACCAACTATCCGGTGACTCAGGAATTGTATCATTTATTTGAACAGTAGTACCAATTTCATAATAATCATCATCTTTAAAATCATCATCATCAAATCCTTCCAATTTAATAACTTCCTCTTTCTCTTTCTCTTTTTCTTTTCCTGAATCTTTGTCAATATACCAATCATACTGTTCTGCTTTACTAATTAATTGATAGAAATCTATTTCGGGTTCAGGAACAGCTGTTCTCCATTGTTTATAATTTTTTCCAATAGTTACTAACATCTCCGGCATATCCATCCAAATCTCTCTAGATCCTTTATTCTTACAATTCAGTTTTGCATATTTGTCCTCAGATATCAATTTTCTTGGTGGAATAACCTTTCCATTTCTACTAACAACAAACGCTTGAGTTTCACTGGACGGTCTCTCACAATCATTAGTAGTTGAAGCAACAGTAACAACCAACGATACTCTACGATTTAAGGCATCGGAGTTTGTAATGGATTTAACAAGCTGAGGCCATGCATCAGGATGGTGATTTGTAGTAACATGACAGAATTTGGTGCACACCTCATACCTTTATTACTAAGCTCAGCCATCGATGGTCTAAAATTTGCTATTCCGACAAGATTTAAAAAATCATAAATTTCTCTTGAGGGATTTGATGCATTATCTGATCTGGACAGGAAGTCATCAAAACGAACTTGTGAACATCCTGTTTTTAAACCATCCCAATGATCAGAAGCATTACTATATTCATAAATAAAATCCTCCGGGTGTTCCACTTTTTCTTCTTTAATATCGCATCTAACAAGCGAATCACCAATTTTAGAAGCAAGATGTGACTTTCCAGCGCCAGGTGCACCGTAGAAAACTAAACAAAAGGGTTGAGATCTTGCCCCATTATCTTGCTCTTTAATACTATCAGGTACGGGTGGCATCATCTGTTTAATAATACCAACATCTCCAATATTCGCTCTCTTAATTTCATCATTACAATCTTTCCACAATTTTTTACCTACTCTAATCTTCGTTGCAGTCAACTGTTCCATATTATTATCTAAAATCCATGACCTAAAAATAAACACCGCAGGGTATTTATGTTTAATCAATTCATATTTATTTCCAAACAGAAACGTATTAACACATTCCGGTAAAAAATCACTTTTCTCAATAAACGCAGTTAAACTTGTACTCAATTTTAACGATTCATCAAATAACTTAGTAACATTATAACCTTTAAAATCATCAACTCCTATTAATTTACTTGAAAGAATAGCAACAAAAAACAATAACGGACTATAATTTGATTGGAAAAAACTCAATTTATCTATTCTTGAAACAGCAGCAGTAATAAATTGCAAAGGAACCATATTATTACACAAAGCCAAATCTCCAAAAAATTCTAATATAATGTATTTGGTCTCATATTTTGCTACCAATCTTAAAATTGATTTACAAGCCAAAACAAACATAGTCAATATTTTATCCTTATTATCCTGTAACACTTTTGAGATCATTGAATAAATTGAACTCATCGCTCCTCCAACAGCACTTTTAACTAACATCTCTGTAATTGAATTAATAAAACTACTAACAGCAGCACTAACAGAAAAACTTCTAATTCTACCTAAAAACTCAAACATTTTACTACAAATACTACCTAAATTATCGCTAATCCCCTGATAAGAAACTTGATTGAATAACGTAGAATGTAATTCAAAAAATTTTTCTCTATTGTCAAACATATTTATATATTTTAAAGCTAAAGCATATTTAATTCCTAAATGAATAGGTTGTCTTCCATTAAAACAGGCAACATTAACTATTTTATTATTATAACTATCTTCCAACTTCAATCCAATAACTTCAGAATACACTCTAGCTAAACTAAAAATCTCATCCGTATTAATTATTTCATTAGGGAACTTGATCTCAATGAAACAATCAGAATCATGAACAGCCTCATAACAAAATGGACATTTAATCATTCCTTTCTCCATACAATCATTACAATAATATCTTCCATCTACTCCACATCCCAAACAAAAATCTAC